ACTGCCGATCAGGGAGAACACTGGTCCGTTTTTAGTGCTGGCAATAAAAACTTTCGCATGCCATTTGTCACCCCGTACTTTTCTGGTTGTAACGTTAACCCCTGCGGTGGTTAGCGCTTTATTGAAATCTACGAAAGACTGCCTCCATGCATAACTATGAACCCCAACAGTTATTACTTTGGCTCTGGAGTTGGATAAACTATGTGCAAGGCCACCCTCTAATGAAACATTATAATTCGAGTTTCTACTTTCCTGATAGAAACCACTGCAAAAGATTATTTCAGTAAGGTTAGGGAGCTTTATTCCCCTAAGCAGAAGATCTCGAAATATGTTAGGAGCCATTTGGTTTCTTAAAATTATCGCAATACTCATAAGAATTCCTTCTTAAATGGGAGTGCTTAGTCCATCGGACAAACAAAGCCCTTCTATAAGATTTGTTTAACATCCTATAAAAAGTTGCGCTTAATGATAATCGGAAATTTGATGTCATGAATACTAGGCCATACCCGCCAGCTAACTTCATCAACTCCGACAACTGGCAGCCATACACCCGCCTCATTCCTGCCAGCGAAGTGAGTGAGTGGGTAAACCGGCAAATCCTCAGCGATACCGGCAACATCCACAACCCTGACCATGAACACCTGGTTGATGCAGATCTCTGCTTCATATGGGCCTCTGGCTCGTTCGCCAAAAGTGGCCGCATTGTGCTGGGCCAGTGTGAGCAGGTAATGCTCCGTGCAGGCGGCTGGCAGAAGGCCAGAATGGAGCAGCAGATGCATGAATGGTTCGGTCGCATACCGAAGTTCATTATCACGCTGGCTGCCGACTACTGCGAGCAATGCAACGACGTCGAATTCTGCGCGCTGCTTGAACATGAGCTCTACCACATTGCCCAGGCTACCGATGACTATGGTGTGCCGAAGTTCAACAAAGAGACCGGGATGCCGGTGCTGAAACTCCGCGGCCACGACGTCGAAGAGTTCGTTGGTGTGGTCCGGCGTTACGGCGCCAGCAAAGACGTGCAGGAAATGGTTGATGCGGCAAACAGGCCGGCGGAGGTTGCCCATATCGATGTTGCCAGGGCGTGCGGGACGTGCATGCTGAAGCTGGCATAAATTTGGAATGCTTTGGAAGGATGGTGATTTATGGCTGCACTAAAACCAGAAGTGAAAGCCTTCATCATTCAGATGCTTGCATGCTATGACACCCTGTCGATTGTGGTCGACGCCGTCCAAAAAACTTTCGGGGTAAAAGTTACCCCTCAGCAAGTCGAATCACACGATCCGACGAAGGTTAGCGGTAAGGGATTGGCTAAGAAATGGGTAGACCTTTTCAATGCTACCCGTGAGCGCTTCCAGACCGAGATTTCAGATATTCCGATCGCCAATAAAGCTTACCGGCTCCGCGTTCTTAATCGCATGGCCGTCAACGCTGAAGGCATGAAGAACTACGGAATGACGGCTCAACTACTGGAGCAGGCCGCCAAGGATGTTGGCGACATCTACACGAATAAGCAAAAAGTAGAGCAAAGCGTGGTGGCCACTCATAACGTCATGCCCGTACCAAGCTGTGACAGCATCGAGGGCTGGGAGGAAGCGGCTCAAAAACAACAGAAAGAGGTACTCGGTGGATGAATTACAAGGCTGTATGGAAGCCCCTCCCCGGATCTCAATCTCTGTCGTTGAGTTGCCCGTGTAACGAGATTCTTTACGAGGGCACGCGCGGGCCCGGAAAAACAGCGGCGCAGCTGGCCAGATTTCGTCGCCTGGTTGGTCTGGGTTACGGCTCGTTCTGGCGTGGCGTCATTTTCGATACCGAGTATAAAAACCTCACCGATATCATCACGCAGTCAAAGCGTATGTACCGCCTGTTCAACGATGGCGCGCGATATCTGGCGTCAGCCTCGGAATTGCGTTGGGTGTGGCCGACTGGTGAAGAACTTCTCTTCCGGTTCGGGAAAGAAGAGAGCGACTACTGGGACTATCACGGGCAGGAATTCCCCTTTATCGGCTTCAACGAGCTGACAAAGCAGCAATCCGCTGAGTTCTACGAAATGATGTTCTCCTGCCGGCGCTCGTCGTTCAGGCCTGAGAACTACCCGCTTGCAAACGGCTCCCTGCTTAGGCCGATCCCGCTTGAAACGTTCAGCACGACTAACCCCTTTGGCATCGGCCATACGTGGGTAAAGAAACGATTCATAGAGCCAGCTCCGCGCGGGACCGTTATTCGCGAAACGCAGCGGGTATTTAACCCGCAGACGGAGAAAGATGAAGATGTGACGCTCACCCGCGTTGCAATCCACGGTTCGTTCAAAGAGAACCCGTATCTTGATCCGCAGTACATCGCGACGCTGATGGCTATCAAAGACCCTAACCGCCGCAAGGCGTGGGTAGAGGGCTCATGGGATGTCACCAGCGGCGGCCGCTTCGACCATCTGTGGAATGAGTCGCTGCACGTTATTAAGCCGTTCCGCATACCTGATAGCTGGACCGTTGACCGTTCCCACGACTGGGGCGAGTCGAAGCCGTTCTCTAATCTCTGGTGGGCCCAGGCTGACGGCACCGCGGCTGATTTGCCTGATGGTCGCCAGTTTTGCCCGCCTGCCGGTTCACTAATCCTGATCGGTGAATGGTATGGCTGCCCGCCTGATGAGCTAAACAAGGGCCTGAATATGTCGTCCACGAACGTCGCTAAAGGCGTGGCGTGGATTGATAAGCGCCTGGTGGGCGAATATGCAGACGAGCCGGAAGAGATTCAACTCGACGGGGTTACGCAAGGTCAGTTGCACATTATGCCTGGCATCTGCAGCGAGGTTATTCCTGGACCGGCAGACGGCGCGATATTCAACACTGGTGATAACGAGTTATCGATCGCGCAGAAGATGGAAGCGCAGGGAGTTACATGGTTGCCTGCTGACAAAAAGCCCGGCTCCCGCATCAATGGTGCGTCGTTATTCGCTGACATGCTGGAAGCTGTTATCGAAGGTAAAAAACTGGAATCAGGCGTGCCAGAGAAGCCAGCGTTCTACGTTTTCGACTACTGCCGAGGCTGGATTAGCCGTATCCCTGTGCTTGTCCGCGACGATAAAAACCCTGACGACGTAGACACCCAGCAGGAAGATCATGACTGGGATGGAACTCGTTACCGCGTACTGCACTCACCGAAAAAGGTTGGCGCAGTCTTCTTCTAAGGAGCTCATCAGTGAGTGAATTAAGCACCGGGGAACAGTTCCTCGTTAATGCCCTTGCTGATGCAATTGGGCGCCAGCGCATGCTCTACGCAGGGCGTAATGGCAATGTCAAACGGACAAAGTTATGGGACGAATTCGGCTACCCGGACACGCTGACGTTCGACAATTTCTACCGTCAGTATCGTCGTGGCTCGACCGGGTTCGCTGCTGTCCATAAGCTGCTGGATTCATGCTGGGTGGACAGGCCGACCATTATTGATGGTGATGAAGACAGGGAGTCGACCAAAACTACGGCCTGGGAAAAGTCAGTTACCAAACTGATGAAAAAGCACTGGGCAAAAATTAAAGACGCAGATCGCCGCAACATGGTAGGGCGTTACTCAGCGCTTCTGATTCAGGTGAAAGATAACCGAGACTGGAGTGAGCCAGTTGATGTGGAGCTGGTCCAAAAGCTTGGCAGTGCTGCTCTGGTTAAGCTCATTCCGGCGTGGGAGCCGCAAGTAAAACCTGGCAATCTTGATACTGATACCTGGTCAGAAACTTACGGGCAGCCGGTCAGCTATCAGTTCAATGAGCAACCGATAGGTGACGAGGGAACTTATAGCAGCCCTCGCTCGGTTCAGGTGCACCCGGATCGCATCATCCTGTTGTGTGAAGGCTCTGAGGATGAAAACATTCTGTCGGGAATTCCACTTCTTGAGGCTGGCTATAACGACCTGTTGGATATTGAGAAGACTAAAGGTGGCAGCGCTGAGGGGTTTCTGAAGAACGCCAGTCGTCAGCTTGCGATGGAATTCGATGCCGCCACCCAGATTG